TTTATTCTTTTATTATATATTCGTTTTGTTCTGTTTGTAAAAAGTCGCCATTCTCTGCTAATATCTCAAAGAAAGGTGTAGGTGTTGGGTCTGTATAAGGATAGTAAATGCTTCCCCATCCGCTTACTGTTGGATTACCCCACCAAGTTGTTTCGTATATTTTTCCCCAGTTCATTATATTGTTGTTAGTTGTATAGCTTCCGCTTCTGTTAATACTCTGTCATAAACTCTTGTATCGTGTACTTTACCCTCAAAATGATTTGCAGTATTTGTTCTATTACTAAAATTTAGTCTATCCATACCTGTTGGTACAGTAGCACTTGTATCACTACCTACCAAAGTACCATTAATATAAAACTTGTATTCATTTTCTTTAAAAGTAACTGCTATTTTATTTCTTTGGTCAAACGTTAAATTTAAAAAACTACTTACACCACCGCTTGAATATACTCTAACTTGTGTACTATAACTTTGGAATATTAGTATCAGTTTGTTACTATCACTCCCATCACTTAAACCTATTGTAGTTTGATTTCCACTATTATAAACATAAGCATCTACAAAAAAAGTACCCTCTGTAATATCAAACAAATCAGCATCGCCACCATTTAAACACTCGTCTTTTAATCTTGTTACACCATTAGCATCATCTACGTTCTTAATATAGCTTGTAGCATACCCACCAGCTTCCATCTGTGCACCCCATATAAATATACTACCAACTTCTGGTAAAATTATTTTTGCATTAGTAGACCCTAATATCGGATTTGGAGAAGTGGCAGTCATTTTTAACCTATACCAACCACCATCTAATTTATCAAAACTTGCAGTAGCAAGGTTGGCGGAAAGTGTTTCTGTAGACATATCAAACGTAACCAACCCATAATAATAATCTGAACTATTAATTCTGTCAGTCAATTCAATTCTACAAATACTTGTTGTGTCTGCTTTTACATAAATAGAATAAGTGTACTCTGTGTTTGAAGTAATTGACAAAAACCCCTTTAATTCAGCAGTAAAATTAGTTTCATCAGTTTCTAATTTGTATGCAGTCAGTTCTCCGTTTGGAGATATACTACTGTTTGCGGTTATAGTAACAAAAGATGGTGTCCAAGCTGCACCGCCAAAGTCTTCACTATACGCTTGTAAGTTTGTGCGTTGTGGTTCAAGTAAAAGCGAAGGACAGTTGCTATTTAACCAATCTAATCTTGGTGTGTCATCAACAGTTAATTCTTCAATAAGACCATCTTTACGCACTCTTGTTGCGCTACCATTACGTTCATAAGTAAAATCGCCATCTGCATTATTCGGCAAAATAGAATATACAGTAGCAGTTTTATATCCGCTTGGTATTAATGCTAATTTAGGATTTGTCATTTTCTTTCCATTTATTATAACAAATAGCTATTGCTTGGTCTTGTTTATATTCGTTGCTTATTTCTGCTACACACCTCGTCATAAAATCGCTTTGCTTCTCGTTCGCTTTTGGTTTTGGTATCGGCATCAATATAGTTTTTTAGTTTGTTTAAGTTTGTTTGTTTTACTTTATATCTCATAGTACCCACCCATTAAACGTTGTGTCTGTGTCTGGGCTTATATCCTCGTTAGTGTTGCTTGTATACTCTGGGAATAAGTTATTGTTAAAACACAAATAATCTACTAAGCGTGTTGAGTAATAGTTAGCGTATTCCCTTGCCTTTGCTACTAAATAATCTACCTCGTTTTTGTCTACGTTTTGTGCTGTTTCTGAACTGTGTTTAAGTACAGATTTGTTTGTAATCGTATACGCTGCAAATGGTATATAATTCATTTGAGCAAACCAAATAAGTGCAGGTTGTACATAAGTATTAACCAACGTTAAATAATCGCCTGTTAAACTATCCGCAATTATATCTGCGCTAATCTTGTTGTATAAATCCGTACCTAACAAATTCTGTATGTCTATTTGTTGGGCTACCTTAACAAACTGTATCATTTTATCTATATCAACGTTGCCATCAATAATAGAATTTTTTTTAAGGTCTGTTGTGCTTATAAATAATGCTGTTGCCATTTAGTTTCTAAATTTCATTTTGTTCCAATACTCTGCTGTATAGCCCTTATACTTCATATCCTTTGGTGCAACAGGCACTTTCTGTGCATTCGCCTCTGGCTTAAACCCTCGTTTTCTTGCCTCTGTTGTGCTTATTGCATCGCCTAAACCTTTTCCACCCTCTTTGCGCACATACGTCTTTCTAAGCCATTTATGGTTGCATCTTGCACCACCTTTATAAAGCCATATAGAGTATGTATCACTACCGCCCTTACCAAATCCTGCATTTACAGCTTTGTTTTCCATAGCTACAATGTCCTCTTTACGATACACCTTTTTGGCACTTACCATTTTAGAGCAGAATTGTCTTGAAGTTGCTTTAGTTCGTGCAGGGCTATACATATAGCGTACTAAAAACTCGTTTCCCTCTTCTTTTGTTTGTTTACTTGTACCATCTTGCTCACTCTCTCTATAAGGTTTTGCGCTTCCTGTACTTACAAACTCCCATATTTTAGATAGTAAACTTTTGTCTTTAGGTTGGTTAAGGTCTGTTATTACCTCATCTAAACCATCTTCTTCGTCATAGTTTACCTCTCTTTCGTCTATTACCTCAAACTCTTTTAGTAGTTCTTCTTCGTCTTGCCCTAAATCTATTAACGCATCTGCAATATCGCTACCTAATTCGTCTGGTAATTCCTCACTCAAACAACACTCCTTAGATAATTTTACACCTGTTTCTTCCTCTCGTGTTTCTTCGTCTACTACGTTTTCTAAATCCGTAAACTCTAATGGTTGTAACGTCTTAAAGTATAGTTTTAAGCTAATATTATTATAAGCTAATATACTATCAAAGGCATCAATTAAAAGTGTCTGAAATGGTCTAATAACGGTGTTATCCATTAGTATACTTGCGGTCTTTAATTCGTCCGCATTATTACCAAGTCCGCTACTATCCTTAATACCCAAAAGCATAGGCGATACAACCCTGTGCGCTACCATAATCTTTTTACCACTTTCGTCTGATAGAAATTGGTATTGGTTATGCGCTTCACTTAGTTGTATTGGCTCTATTGTTGCAGCACTCTCTGGGTTATCGTTAAACGCTAAAATAAATTTCCCTGCGTTACTACTTCCACTAAACTTTTGGTATATTCTATTTTCTAACATTTGGCGTTCCTCTGCGTTCGGTGTGCCATTGTTGAAGTTGATGAGCATACTCGGTGCAAGTCCATTAAGTATGTTGTTTAAGTGGTAGTTAGATATTTCTTCTTCTAACTCCGCATATTGCAACCCACCTTGATAATCTGGGCTTGAATAGTATTTATATCCTGCTCTGTATGGCTTTACATACACTATCTCAATAGCTTCTGTTGAATAACCAAAAGCAGGTATTCTTGTGCAGTCTTTTACGTTCTTTACTTTAGTCCAATCATCAGAGTAGTAATACGCCTCTATTTCTCCTTTTTCGTTGCATTTCTCTGCTCTTAAATTCTCTACAGGTATGTGTTCAACCCTTGCCACAGTCTTGCGGTCTTTTGAGTATATAACTTGCATAGAGCATTGACCCATAAGTTTAAGGTCGTAACACAATTTGCGAACACAATCCTTGTGAAATAAAGTCATCATTTTAGCATACGCCTCTGGCTTTTTGTTGCTGTCTAAAGCATCTAAACCTTTGCCATATATCATTTCACTAATTCCGTTAATAATAGCGTTGTTTGTTGGGCTACCATTGTAACGGTCTATTAGATAACTAAAATAATTGTTATCAGTACCATACGCAACCCACTCTTTATTTGATTTTTCTACAATCTCTGGGCTTGTATAAGTGCTTAAATTAACTACTCTTAAATCATTCATAATATAATGTAATCGTTATCAAAACTATCTTCTTGTACATACTCGCCATTATTGATAGAGTAGTAATCGTTGTTAGTTTGGTTTATTGTTTGGTCTGTGCAAAATACCTTATCCTTGTATATTACTGCACTTCCGTTCTTAACTTCTAATATGTAAAAATCGCCCTCTGTTAATGTACCAAAAACCGCATCAAAACTCATATAGTTTTTATCAGTAGTTGCAGTTGGTGTTACACTTACGTTAGACCCTGTGCTTTCACTTGTTAAATTTACAGTAATTGCACCCTCAATATATTGTCTTGGTATTATCTTAAAGGTCTTATTACCGCTTGTAGTTATTAGCTTCATATTAATATATAAACAAAACTAATTTATTTTGTATTGTATGGGTATAAAAAAAGGGCTACCTAAAAAGATAACCCTTTAATTTAAAACCCTAAATTATTATGCAGTTGGGTCTATCTGTGTTGCAGAAGCATCATCGGTGATAACAGAAGCTGTTACAAAATAAGGTGGCGCAGTTTCCTGTGCAACCGCTGTAATTGTATATCCTGTTAAATCCCCCATAGCTGCACCTGTAACGATAGTTCCACCGTTTACATCAGCACCGTGTTCTAAGCCCATAAGGAAATAGTTTCCGTTATAGTCCTCAATAGCAATGTGCGGTCTTGCGTGTGCAATTAGTTTAAGTTCCTCTTGTGTCGCTTTGTCTTGGAAGGTCAAAGTTAGGTTAAGTGTACTCTCATAGAAAGTAGTACCATTCTCTCTTGAAGAATTGATAGCAGTTTCTAAAGAAGAATTACCCTTAACATCAAATTGAAACCAAGTAGGCGACCCTGCTAATGCAGTAATTTCCCCTGCAGCGATGGTTGCATCGCCAAGAGTACCAAAATCAGCAAAGTAAATAGTTTTAATACCACCTACTGCGCTTTTGCAAGGTACTTTTCTTCCTGTAGTTAATGAACAAGCCATATTTTTAAAATGTTTTTAAATAAAAAAGGGTAGGGCAATCCCCCACCCCTTTCTACGTTGATTAATTAATTATTATACAGTTCTGTAAACAATGTCAGATACTTGGGCGTATTGTACACCTGCTGTAAATCTCATCACTACACGAACGTTTTGGCTTCCATCAGTTTCAGCCATATCAATAACTCTTACTTCGTTAAGGTCATTTAAGATACCTGTACCAAAGAATAAGTTAGATTTTTCAGCAGCGATAATCATATCGTCAGCAGCACCACGAGCAGGAACAACAGGAATACCATCAAAGAATAAAGACCCTAAAGATTGGTTGTTTCCTTTGTTTTCATAACCTGCAGCACCTTGTCCACCAGATTGAAAACCACCTAATGCACGAGTATATGCACGAATAACATTAGAAGCAGCGTAAATTACTAAGTCATCACTTCCGTAAACAGCAGTAGGAATAGCATCTACAACATCGCCTAATTCATCAACAACGTTTGCAGCCGTTACAGCAGTACCAACAATGTCTTGTCCTGCAGGTAAATCGCCATCGGCAGCTAACAATGTAGCAAATCCGTCGAATTGTCCAGAAGTTCCAGTATCTCCAGACCAAATGTTTCTTTCTGTACGGTCAGCTACTTTTGCAGCAACGTGAGCCAATACAAAATCAGAAAAGTTTGCAGGTAGGTTGTCAAATGCAGAATATCCCATTTGAGCAGCTTCCCAATCGCTATGCAAATCTTTCTTACAAATGTCGAGGTTTACTTGAAATTCCTCTGGTTGAAGGATTTTTTCTTCAAGAGTTAAAGTCCCTTGTCCAGTTTGAAAGTCGCAAGTAGCGTCTTTTACGATGTCGTCAGTTGAAGCCTTTTTGATTACAGACTTAAACTTAACGTTAGGCATAATTGTAATTAGCCCTTTGTCTAATGTGTCAGCCGAGAGAAGCGCTGCGGCTATATATTTGCCGCTGAATTCCCCGCTATAACTTGATGATACAATGTTTACACTCATTTTATTTAGTTTTTAGTTGTTTATTAATTATTAAATTTTGCCATTACTCTATCCAATGTACTCATTCTTCTGTTTTGTGAGATATTGAATTTAGATAGGTTTTGTTTTGTTTCTGGGTTAGCTTGAATTGGCTCAGCAGCAGGTTGGTTTAGTTCTTCCTGTACTTCTTCTGGCACTTCGCTTAGTTCCACTTTGTCGTGTTTGCAAAGTTCCTCGGTCATAAGGTTTCCTAATTCGTCTGCGCTTAAATCCTCTTTTGGCTCTAACATTGACTTAATTTCTTCAAGCATTGACTTAACCTCAGCTAATTCCTCTTTAGTAGCATAAACCTCTTTTTCTTCTTC